ACGGGATTGAATAAAGTTCTTCATCTGTATGTCAGTGATACCCTTTATGTTACCCTTCTCAAATATCATATCAATTATGCGTGACTCATGCTCATATATCTGACGGCAGGTACGTTTAATCTTAGTTAATACTTTACCCATTCTATCGGCGTCTGGTTGTTCTTCCTTTAACAACTGCTTGTATAGCCATGCACCTGCTTCACTGTGTAAGTTCTCATCTCGTACAGAGAAGTTAATACCAGCAGTCATATTCATTAATTTGTTCTTACCCTCCGCTTGGAAATGCTTAAGGAAAGCAAAGTTAGAATACAGTATAGCACCTTCTGTGATACTACCCATAGCAGTAATCAGTAGTGGGTCATCAACTTTAAACTGTCTCTCAACCCATGCCATGCGGTCAGCGAGTGTCTTGTCCTTAGTGTAGGACGAATAGAACTCGTCAGTCTTTAAGCCCATGACTTCATTTAGTTTGTCATAGAATGGAGCATGAACATTTAGCTCAAACATACCAAACAAACTAGCCATACGCTGTATCTCAGGGCGTGGGAATGTCTTACGAACATAGTCTAGCCAGTATTCGTTACCTACGTGCAACTCGTACAGCGTAAACAACTTGAGTACAGTAGTTACACCGTGCAGTTCTGCTTCAGTAAGATTAGTCTTTAGGTCATGGATGTCCTTCTCCATCTCAATCTCATCCGCAGTCCAGAATATAGACTGTTGCTTCTCTGTGTAAGCTAGAGCCTGTGGATAATCATACGTATAAGTAGACTTTGGCTTTAGTATCTGAGCATTACTCATCATCTAGCTCTTCAAGTTCCATTTTGGAACTAGTAATGATAAGACCATGTAACAACCATTCAATCAGGAATGATTTAAATTCATTATCATTATGTTCAAAAGTAACGAAACCTATGAACGGTATCCAACCACCGAACAGTGGGTAGCCAAACATTAATATACAGCCGTCACCTTCGTGGATACGGAAGGGTGTTAATTCAAATTGAAATTTCATTCTAATCCTCCTCTAATTCTTCTTCAAAGTCTTCTTCAAAGTCTTCTTGCAGATCGTCCATCTTATACTCAATTTTGTCCATAAATCTATCGACAAGTTGATCAGACGTAATCTCCAAGACTTCCATCAAGGAGATTTCATCTATATGTCTGAGACGATCAGCAAGCTCGTCTAGTGTTAGCATATTTTTCCCTCAGATAATTTATAGAAATAGGTAGCTCATCGAATTGCCCATTATTAACTTCATTTAACATCCATATACCAGACCAACTACCATTGTTTTGTGGGCCAAGATACTTCTCATCATGGTCATAAAAAATACCAGCGAACAAACCTGTCAGATGTTTGCCGTCAGCTCTACGACCAAATGCTATGTCTCTGTCCTGCACATGCCCCATAACGCAGGACATCATTCTCTTAGAAAGCAAAGCTCTTGCACTCGATACAGGTCTGCCCATAACACCAGATGTAAAGTAGTGTGCGAAACAAACACCCTCTATTACTACTGGCTCTAGGTAGTCATAGACTTCCCAGTCCTTTAAATTAAGATCGTTATAACTAATAACATCCTCAAGTATTGCATCAGCTTCAACGGCTCTTCCAATACGCTCCTCGTGGTTGCCCATAGTATAAATTAACTTAGGCTTCCATTGCTTGCGTCTACCTTTCTTAAGTCTAGCAATCTCTTTCCTAATAGGAGTCATAAACAACTCCATAGCTTCGTTACCTGCATTAACATCTGCTCTGTAACGTCTACCTTCAAAGTCTTTCTTACCCTTGTCGTATATTGATAGGCTAGGCATATCCCAGAAGTCACCCAAATTTACAATCACATCAGGCTTTTTATCTATGATGTACTTAGCCGCCCATTCTAAATGATTTACTGACACATTAGGCTTTACTTGACAGTCAGGTATTACACATATCTTCACATCAACGCTCCTTCAAATAATTATTTAGTTCAGAAGTTTGGTTTACAGTAAAATATTTTATACCCTCCTTATCACACCATTCACCCATGTTCATTTTACTGCCCTTCCTAAGTTTCTTGGTTGGGTTGGATAAAATAAAAATAAGTTCGTAGCTTCCTTCTATCTGTTGTTTGATTGCCTTGTACTTAGCTGTATCTCCAGACCGAAAGAACCCCTTACACTCAATCAATACATCACCACTAACAAAATCAGGCTTGTACTTTCGCTTGATAACATACGGAATATCAAACGGCTCAAACTCGAAGTCCTTGTGCTTAATGCCAAATGCTTCCTCTAATCCACTTCTATATTTTGGCTTGTTCATAAAAATCTATAGGCATTTCCTTACCCCTCTGTAGTATCCAAAGTAAGTAAGAGTTTTCTACTGCACGTTGAAAACCCTGTTCAAATTCATCAAGGTACATATCAACAATTAGCTTATCCCAGTTGTCGTGTTCATCTAACAATTTGTCAGCCTTCTTGTCACCAATACCTTTGATACCTGTTATATTATCTACCCTGTCGCCAGTCAACATCTGCTTGTAAAAGAAACGTCTACCTTCCTCAGCTGTAACAGTTTTCCATTCCTTCTTGTTATAGTTGTAGTGTTTACCTTCCACCATAAGTAAGTCTTTATCAATAGTAGCGATAGCAGTAGTGTCGTCTTGTGATAAACCAAGTGCGTCATCTGCTTCCATTCCATCTACAACCTGTGCTTTGTACCTTGCTTCCAAATAATCACGAATGAGTTGATAGTGAATAGGCTTATCGTCTTTTGACCGATTGCCCTTGTAGTCAGCTCTTAATTTATGTCGGAAGTTTGTTTTACCAGATAGAAAAACTTTGTAGCTTTTGCATCCTGTGTCTTTAATCAAGTTTGACATATACAGTTTGCAGGAATGTAGTGCATGGGATTCTGGGTCAGCTTTCACCGACCCGTCCTCCTGTTTCTTCTGACTAGCGAAGCCTATGCGATAAACAATAGGGTCACCATCAATGAGTAGTTTCATTAGAATGGAATGGCGTCGTCAAAGTCTAACGACAGCTGCTCAGAACTTTCTATAGCTTTGGCTTCAACGTTGTTATTACCACCTTTGATTCTGCGGTCAAAGATGTAACGAGGTAAGCCGAACATAGCACGTTGAGCAGGACTGTTTTCGTCATCTGCATCACCAACAGCTTGGTCAGTAATTACAGATGCTGGCACGTCTCCCTGATACTTAGTAGGGATAGGTGAAATAGAATCAATATTATCATAGATTTTATTTGCATTTTCTCCCTTACCAGCTACGTTCACTACGAGTACGTTGCATGGTCTACCTAGGACTGATTCCCAATCCGCTACCTGACCTTCTTTGGCAGTTGGTTCAAACACTTTGTAGTATTTGTACTCATTGCCCTTCTCATTCATCTCGTAAAAGATATTGAATGGCCGTGTCCATAGCAGTCGAGGTTGCTTCTTGCCGTCAACCATAACATATTCACCAAGTATCTCTATACCTAATGAGATTTGCTGTGCAGGTGGTTTTGACTCGCCCATGTATTCGCGTTCCTGTAAACCTAAGTCAGCTACATAGACTAATCTGCCTTCGTACTCACCTTCTTTTAAGTTAGTGTATTCTACTTCGCTCGAAGTAGCTGTAGTAGATACAGAACTTTTTCTATTTAATGCCATTGTAGTTCCTTTTGTTAATGTTACCGTAATAGTATACCACGTTTTAATGGATTTGTGAATAGTTTTCTCCGAATTGTACATCACAATCCAAATCTCTGTTTAGATTCAATAGCTTATTTACTTTTGCTATTGAGTCCTTTAAAAGTTTCTCTGCTTTTGGTTCGTCTCCTCTTTTTATTTCCAGTATTATCTCATCGTGAAACTGTGCAGTGAGCTGTGGTCTACGCTGTATTATGAACCCTATCCACAAATCAAAGCAATAAACACCAGTACCTTGATTGAGTGTAGAGAATATATCCTTCTCACTACGTAGTTTGTACCATAACTTACTTACTGGATTAAACAACCAGTCCTGCTTGGTCTTAACTGATTTACTAATCTCTTTGATAGACCAGTTGCGTTTCCAATAGGCTGTGTGTATTTGTTCTGCTTGGTTCTGTGTGATACCTAGCTGGCGAGATAGTGTTACAACACCACAACCATACGTACAGGCGTAGTTACCGCCTTTGTAGGCGTGTCTAGTTGTACTGATTGATGTGTCACTACCGTCCTTATATGCTTCTACCTGCTCAGGAGTAACAGCACCAGCAGATAAAGCCAAGTCAAGATGAGGATCAAAGCCATCTACCTGCATCTCCTTCACGTACTCAGGGTCGTATTGCCACATGAAGTGCTGCTTAGTTCTATCCTCAAGGGAAGACATATCACTACCACACAGTATGTTGCCTTCATTGCAACTAAGTAGGGCGCGTATTTCTTTGCCGTATGGTTTACGAACAGAAGGAATGTTTACACATATCTTGTGCTTAAATCTTAGTGTATTGGTCAGCCCTTGTATCTCTGCTTTGACGTATCCATTGTCATGATTCTCAATCAAACCTTGAACTAGCCCTATGCGGTGCTTAATCACAGTCATATTTGATAGCTTGGCAAGGGATGGAATGTCAGGAACTAGCTTCTCGATTGACTCACACAACTCACCGTCCCCTGATTTTATCTGTGGTATTCTGCGTTGGTCTTTCGTGTATTTGAATGTCTTTGGCTTCCATCCCATATCAAATAGCCAGTCTTTAATCTGTACAGTTGAAGTAGGATTAGGTTCTTCAAAGCCAATAATTACTTCTATCTCCTGAATATCATCAAAGTCTAGCTCATTCATATTACACAACTCTTGCCACTTCTTACCTTGTTCAGATAGTGTGCCGTCCTGTTTGTATGGCTTGGCTGGTCGCTTACGCTTTACAGTTTTTGGCACTTGAGGCATAACTTCTTTTAGTTCTATTACTGACTTATCGTACTCAGTTTCCAAGTCGTGCAGAAGTTTATATGCTTTATCAATATCCAGTTTCCAACGTGACTTCTCTTGTAGTCTAGCGCAGTTCATCTTGTGTGTAAGGTAACGCAGTAGATTATCGTATTCACCATCATACAGGTCAGACAAGATTTGCTTTTGTCTTTGCCAAAGTAGATTGTTTATCTTTACGTCTTCTTCACAGCGATGAATGTAAGTACACAAGTCTGCGTTCTCCCAGTCATCTACCTGTGGCTTAGCTACCCCTAGCTTCTCTCCCCATTGCTCTAACCCGTGACGGTTCTCTTCAGGAAACAAGTACCATGACAAGGCAAGAGTGTCCACTAACTTACATGGTATCTTAGTATTTAAGATACGTTCGATAACGGGTGCATCGTAGCGAATAAAGTTATGCCCAATGATTCTGTCCTGATTGTTAAGGGTAGAAAGAAAGACTTGCATGTCAGCATAGGTAGTCAAAGTATTGACAGTATCACCATCATGTATAGACATGCAGTGTATCTTGCTAGGGTTCACCCCATCTGTTTCAATGTCTACGATGTAATCAGTCACCTAACAGCTCCGTGGTTCTTGTGGAATCCGTAATGTTCTTTAGCTTCTTTTACTGCTTTAGCTGCGTCTTCTGGGTTTTCAAAATAACCTAAATGTTTTTGTCGATTATCGACCATGATATTAGCTTGATATTTCTTTCTTGTTTTATGAAACGATACGCCACAAAATCCAGTTTTATTAGTTTTCAGCATTGGCAGATTTCTACGATTTTCCCTGTGTGTAACCTCTCTCAAATTATTTATTCTGTTATCAAGTTTATTTTGGTTAATGTGGTCTACTTGTAGCTTAGGAAACTCACCATACTCATACAACCAAGCCAGTCTGTGTGCGTAAAAATTTGTAAATTTCCCATCAAATCTCATAGCGATACTTCTATACCCACTCTTACTAATACAACCAGCTTCTTTATTACGCATACTAGCAGAATTTAATTTACTATCCGTCCAAGTAAATATACCTGTGTCTTTATCGTAATGTAGTTTTTCCTTTAAAAGCTCTTGAGTAAGTAAAGCCTGTTTACCTGTATTTATCACCATTTGTTCACCTCTTGATATTGTACTGTGTTTTCATCGTAATAAACGTCACATTTATACGTCTGTCCGTACTCCCTGTCAAACAACATATAAAATTCACTGACGTTTTTACGTTCGATAGGACATTCTTCAGTCCTGTCCCTACTGATTCCGTGTCCATAGTGAAACCACTTTTCCATAGCACGACTGCCGGTAAACTCGGATGATAGGACTCTAGCTCCAGCCTCATGTGGCTTACTGCCTTTTTGCTTAGGGTTTACATGAGAGTAACAGAACAGAGTAATTGGATACAGGTTTACCAAGTCAGCCATGTCAGTACATATCTCGTTCAGCTTGTCGTTAGCATCAGTAGAATTGTAACGAGAAATGAGTGCAGTTAGTGGGTCAATGAAGAATATATTGATGCCGTCTAGTAAGTGCATCTCTTCAATACATATCCTTATGTCCGACCAGTCTCGGCTTGCACCTCTGTCATAGAATCTAACCTTGCCTTGTAGTTTTAATAAAGTATCGTGCAGTAACTGCGGATTAAATTCCTTATCTGGTCTGGAAAAGTCAGTCTTTGCTTCCTTACTCGCAATACGAACTGCGGTTTTGACTGGTGCATTTTCCAAATCAAACACCCCAACTTTTTGATTTAGTTTTATTAGGTGTTGAATTAACTGATACTCATGGTGTGACTTGCCAATCTTAGGTGCTGCACCACAAACATGGATAGTGTGCGGGCGAATACCAAACGTAGCTCTGTTTACTGTTTCCCACGGAAAGGGTATGCCCATCTCAGGTTTAACTAGTGCTCTCTGAATTAGGTCATCATCAATATCGACTAGCTCACCTTGCCTTACGTGCTCAGATTTGTACATTACATTTTCGTATAACTCTCTGGACTGTCCTGCTTGTAGCATTTCATTAGCATCCTTCATTGGAAGTCTAGCTACTTTGAACCGAGGGAAAACTTTTAGAACGTCCCTAACTGCCTTCTGTCCTGCATCGTCAGAGTCGAGTACAAGGATAACTTCTTCGTACCTATCTACAAAGTTCCTGTTATTCATCAAGTCCTTTACTGCACTCGTAGCCCCTTTTGTTACTGATACGACAGATGGTTTGCCACTATACCCCCTTGGTTTATGGTCAAATAACGACTGGTATAACGACATAGCGTCCAGCCTACCTTCAGTAATAAATAACTTTTTACCACCATTCTTCATGGCGATATGTTGACCCCATAATTCCAGATTTCCCTTGCGGTCACCGATAGAGATAATCTTTTTATCTATTCCTTTTACTTCATAGCCTACTACTTCCCCATTAGCGCGGTCAGGGAATACATGATGGGTTATTGTTTGACCATCTGTCTCTGACAATAAAACTTTGACTCCAAAACCCTTGCATATTTCCTCTCTAACGCCCCTTATTTCGCGTGTGGGAAGACTTCCTACATTATTAATGTCAAACATTGGCTTACTCTTATGTCTCCTTAGAAACGATTTGACGGCTTCCTGTTGAATACGACGCCTTGGAAAGTATGTTTCGCACGAAAAACAGAAGGCGTCTGTTTCCCCATTTGATTTCAAGAAGATTTGTTTGGCATCACTGCTTCCGCATTTAGAACACGATTCTTTCCTCAGTGGTGTCCCTCTTTCCCCTTGTTTGTATCTAATCATCTGCTTAATCTCCTTAAGATAAGTAGTAGTAGAAAAAACAGCAGTAATAACTACTATTTAGTTTAGCATATTTTTTACTATTTTAATATATATCTCTTTCGGTATGTATGCACTCAATCATTATCTCCAAGTCGCTCAGTTCATCGTCTGGGTCATAGTTAAATATTTCCTGTAAGCATTTGTTACAAGTATCTAAATATTTCCTAGTCTCTGGGTGCTTTCTGCAAGCCTCAGCATCCGTCAATTCAACATCACATACTGAACAGCGCATAGTCCATTTCCATTTGATGTTGTTTCTGTAGTTCTAACTCTTCTCTATCCACCCTTTCCAAGTATTCAAGGTACTGGTTATATAGAAATATTATATCATCATCAGTCATTTTTATTTCGTTGTCTTGATTCATTGTTCTAACCTCTTTCGTAGTTCGTGTAGGAATTTTTCTACTCCGTATTTATTGATATAGTCTTCAGCTTCAGCTAAACACCATTGCAACTGGTATTCCTCAAGATGCTGCTCTTCTACTGTTATCTCGTCCCCGTAATCATCTTGCATGTGTGATCTCCTTTTGTTGTAATTGATTGATACGCATTTCAGCATATCGTATAACCTTTTGTAAATCAA